TTATGACCAATGTTGCAATTGCTCTTCACGAACAATTGGCACAAGAAGGATTTGACACAGAGTCAGAGGACTATTACTCTGAGATTAATAAACGAATGAGGCAAGAATTGCCTAACAAGTTTCAAGATAACGTGGAAGCTGATGGAAAACCCGTCCAAACCGTCGCTTCACCATCACGCAGTAACTCAAATGGGCGCAGGAAAAATCGTAATCAGGTAGAGTTGACACCTAGCGAGCAGCAGTTAGCTAAACGTCTAGGAGTTTCTTTCAAAGATTATGCAGTTCACAAAGCGAGGTTAGATAACTCATGAATGATAAAGTTGAAATCGAAGAAAACGTTGAAATTGACAGAACTTCTCGAAGTTCAGAAACACGCGAGACTCAAGAGGCTAGACGCCCTTGGGAACCGCCATCTCTTTTGAAAACCCCGGAGCCTCCTCCAGGAATGCGATACCGTTGGGTTCGTACCGATGTAAGAGGCCAGGAAGATCGAAAGAATGTCATGCAACGATTTAGAGAAGGATGGGAGCCTGTCAAACCGGAAGAAATTCCAGAATTTGATGTGCCAACCATTGATCACGGTAAACACGCAGGTGTTGTTGGGATTGGTGGACTCATGCTTTGTAAGATTGATGATTCAATTGCCGAAGAAAGAAATCGGTACTTTGAACAAAAAACAACCAATCAAATGAATGCAGTTGATAATGACCTTATGCGTGAAGAACATCCTGCAATGCCAATTACAAACAATCGGCAATCCAGGGTTACTTTTGGTGGTAACTCTAAGAAGTAATGAAATATCGTTATTCTTTAGAGCTACTGAATTTTAATCTCGTGATCGGAGAAGTTAATTATGGCAAATAAAGACGCCGCATTTGGTTTGCGTCCAGCCAAACATGTTAGCGGTTCACCGTTCAACGGAGGTCAATCTAGATATAGAATTACGACTAGTGCGACAGCTTACTCTACGAAGATTTACATGGGTGACATTGTGACTCAAGGAACAGGAGGTACGATTACTCGTATCGCTCGTGCCGATGGTGGTGGTGCTACAAGCGCTATTATCCTTGGTGTGTTCAATGGTTGTTACTACACTGACCCTACTACAAGTAAACCAACGTGGAGCAATCATTGGCCAGGTAATGCTGCCACTGATGCAGTTGGCTTTATCATTGACGACCCTTACGTCGTTTTTGAAGTACAAGCTGATGCTGCTATGCCAGTCGCCGACTTGTTTGGAAACTTTGACATTGTGGATCAATCCACAGTTGGAGATACCACAAGCGGTCGTTCTAATGTTGAGCTTGATGTGTCAACTGGTGCTACTACAGCAACGTTGCCACTGAAAGCAATCGGTATATCTACAGACCCTCAGAACTCCGACGTCGCAACTGCAAACACCAATGTGCTTTGTTTAATACAGAACCATCTGTATAGACAGGCTCAAGTTGGTCTAGCATAAAGGAGATATAACTAATGGCTATTTCAAGAGCACAGCTCACTAAAGAACTAGAACCTGGTTTAAATGCTCTTTTCGGCATGGAGTATTCTCGTTATGAGAATGAACACGAGGAAATTTTTGAAGCTGAAAACTCAGACAGAGCTTTTGAAGAAGAAGTTCTTATTTCAGGTTTCGGAAATGCCCCCGTGAAGCGTGAGGGAGATGGTGTTGAGTTTGACACAGCCTATGAAGGCTTTACTGCTCGTTACACCCATGAAACTATTGCACTTGCATTTGCATTAACAGAAGAAGCTGTAGAGGATAACCTCTATGACAGACTTGGTGCTCGTTATACTAAAGCATTAGCTAGAAGTATGGCACACACTAAGCAAGTCAAAGCTGCTAATGTTTTAAACAATGCATTTAGCTCTAGTTACACGGGTGGAGATGGAGTATCACTGGTAAACAGTGCACATACTCTTGCGGGTGGAGGAACTTACTCAAACACACCTAGTACCCAAGTTGACTTGAACGAAACGTCACTTGAAGATGCGTTAATTACTATTTCAACTTTTGTTGATGATCGTAACTTAACACTAGCACTTCAGGGGATGAAGCTAATCGTGCCACCACAACTTCAATTCGTAGCAGATCGCTTGCTCGAAACTCCAGGCCGTGTTGGAACAGCTGACAACGATATTAATGCAATCAAAAATATGGGAATGATTCCTGAAGGCTATGCCGTCAATCATTTCCTAACTGATACTGATGCATTTTTTATCTTGACTGACTGCCCAGACGGAATGAAGCATTTCGTGCGAACGCCTATAAGCACAAACATGGAAGGTGATTTTGACACCGGAAATGTTCGCTTTAAGGCTAGAGAGCGATACAGCTTCGGTTGGAGCAACCCTCGTGGCATTTATGGCTCACAAGGCGCTTAACCAGTGAAATGGAACCTCGCCGGGGGTTTCTTACTCAACCCGGCACACTTTTCTAGGGTAAACTTGTCCTACAGACTGACCTAGCAGACAATGCCAAGACGGTAGGACTTATTAAGGAGACTTAATTATGGCAAAATCAACCTTTTCAGGACCAGTACAATCATTGGCTGGTTTTATTTCGGCAGGGAACGCTAACGTAGTTAGCCTAACTGCTGACACAACTTTGACTGTTGCAGCACACGCTGGGAAAGTCATATTAACTAATGACGCAGACGGTAAATTTACTTTGCCTTCTATTGTCGCAACCACACCTGGTGCGGACGATGATCCAAATCAGCTAAACAATTTGGGTGCTACTTTTACATTTTTTGTTGTTACGGCAGCTACAGATATGGACATCTTAACCGATGGAACCGATAAATTTGTTGGTGGTACTTACACAGGTGTAACTGACGCTACGGGTAAAACTTTTATTTCTGGTGCAAGTAACGATGTTATCACTATGAATGGAAGCACTAAAGGCGGACTAGCAGGCAGTATAGTTAAATGTACTGCGATAGCTTCTGCTAAGTATGCGGTGGAAGGAATCATACTTGGTTCAGGAACACTAGTTACTCCATTCGCTGACGCATAAGGAGGTGACGCATGGCTAATACAGTCACAGGTCCCACTAATCAGTTTGACGGAGAAAAAACACTTATTGTTTATGCTTCAGTTTTATCAGATGGAAGTGCAAGCAGTACGACCTTAGTTGATGTTTCAGGATTGAATGCTGCTCCTGACGGAACCGCTTGTTCGACAGTTACCTTAAAAAAGATTTGGTACACTGTAAGCGGTGCACCCGATGCGCCTGCTTCTCTAGATTGGGACGCAACCACAGATGTTACTTTTCTAACATTGTCTTACGACAATTCGTTTGATTTTAGTGGCTTTGGCGGTTTGTCCAATACTAAAGCATCTGGTTACTCAGGCGATGTACTTTTTGTTATTCCATCGACATCTGATGCTGGGAATGAATACACCGTTTGGTGTGAGTTCACTAAGAATTACTAAGAAGAATGGCTACTTCTGGATCAAGAGATTTTCAGCCTAATGTTGCTGAATGGATCGAAGAAGCCTACGAACGATGTGGGCTGGAAATGCGTACTGCTTATGACGCAAGAACAGCTCGCCGTTCGTTAAATATTCTTTTTGCAGACTGGGCAAACAGAGGACTAAACCAGTGGACAATCAATAATGTCAGTCAGACATTAACCGAAGGCACTGAGTCTTACAGTTTAAACAATTATGTTGCAGATGTTCTTGATGTGGTTTTGAGAAGAACCGAAAGCGGAGTAACCACTGATTATCAAATGAATCAGATAGGTCGTTCTGAATATTGGAACATTCCAAACAAATCAAACAAAGCTAGGCCTACACAATATTTTTTAGACAAACAAGAAACGCCTAAGATATATCTTTGGCCAGCACCAGAGAACAGCACAGATATTATTAAAATGAATCAAATTTTAAGAATAGAAGACGCAGATGCTTCAGCAAATGATGTCCAGGTTCCTTTTCGGTTTTATCCATGCTTGGTTGCTGGTCTTGCATATTACATATCTCAAAAAAGAGCGCCAGAAAGAATGGAAGCACTAAAAGCAATGTACGAAGATGAGTTTGCCAGGGCATTGGCTCAAGATGAAAGTCGTGCATCGTTGATGGTAAAACCAAACATGCGTTCTTATGGATACTAAACATGTCTTATGCTTCAGGCAAATATGCATACGGAATTTGTGACCGATGTGGTTTTAAATACCCACTTGGACAGTTACACAAAGAATGGAATAATTTAAAAACATGTCCGGAATGTTTTGAATCGAAAAGCCCACAATTAGATCCATTGCCTCATGTGGTTGACCCACAAGCACTTTATGACCCAAGACCTGAT